AGTGTTACCAGTCATATAATCTCTAAGAGACATAGCACGACAGTATGCTTTCTTGTGATATTCTATCACATCATCGATGCCAGATAGCATCTCTTCATACGTTTGTCGTGCTGATACTTTATCATCGTTGAGATAATCATCGATCGCATTTTGCATACGATCTTTGCGCTGTTTTGTATACTCATGTGCCCAGTTGATTTCAGTTGTCATTAAAGTCTTCGTTGCGACGTTTGTCAAGATACTCAATAATTTCACTGCGCCATTCTAACAATTCATGATAGCATTGCTGATCATGTGCGTCTTGACGTAGTTGATGATCTGGTTTGAGAACGCTCTCGTAGAAGATATAGAATGCATCTTTACGTTTCTCGTGTTTCGTGGTGCTAGTCCAATCCATGTGATGCAAGCGTTATAGGGGACATTGTAGCATGATTACTCAATTTGATCAACCGATTCGATGTCGCAAACAGGAACTTCATGTTCGCCACCAATGATGTACCAGTGCATTAAATGTCCATGATACTCTGGATGAGCAGCATACTCTGTAGTATACTCACGTTCACCACAATATAGCAATTCAGATTCATGGATGTTATTATCTCGTAACATTGCTTGAAGTTGCATGTGTTGCAACTCCACCTTATCAGGGACTTTCATGTGGTTTGATGGACGCTCTGCTACCATAGCATGGTGTCAACCCACTGTCAAGTCCTCGAACTGTTCCACTTTGTGAACATACACAAAGGTTTCTTTATGGGATCCATCAGGGTTTACAATAAACTCAATGTCAAACCATGAGTTATGTGTGCAAATAGAAGTAATATAATCTGCTTCTTCATCTGTTAGAATATCAAGTTTATCTTTCTTTAACACATTGAGATACATTTGTGCTTTTTCATTTCTTCTTTCAACTGCAAAAACAAACTTATCCTGCTTATCAAATGTTTTGGTAACATTAAAAAATAATTTGTATGATAACTCATCTGTATCCAATTTAAACTTCAATACTCCATAACCATATTTTGTCACATACTTCGGAAATGCATTAATTTTCTTAAGGAAGTTTTGATCTGCATAACTATCAAAACTATAGTCATCATCATATACTGTACAACCATTGTACGTACCATCTGGTTTATATAACATACCAAGTAAGAAAGTCTTATTACTTAAGGTAACATTAGTATGTCTCTCAAATTTGGATCTTAGATCCATAAAACCTTCACAATCGATTGCTCGCGAGAATTTATTCCACACTGGAAGTAAAACAGGATATCTAATACCATGCTTCGCAAGAATTTCAATGATATCTCCATCATTATGCTCAATAAACAAATGTTTATTAAATTCATATTCAGGATCAGTCGCATGACCAAAGACATAATTAAAATACTTATTTAATTTAAGTTTAAGATCAATATCTAAATCAGGAAGATATGCAGGATCCATCAGAGATGTAAATCTCCTAGGCATTGTTTCTATAGTAGAAACTTTCTCTCTTGTAGTAAGACTGTATTTGTCAACAACAGTATATCTTTCGGAAAACATTATTCGTTAGTTAAAATAGTTTGACCTTCAACATTACACAGAGAATAGAAGATATAATTTTCTGGCGTTGTTGTTTCTGCTTGACTTGCTGGAAAACTTGCTTCTAAGAATTCGATAGTCATTTGCATATCATCAACTTCCATAAAAACATATTCCGATTGCTTCAATGCTGTCCACATATCCAGAGGCAGAATCGATTTATAAGTTTCATATGAAGCATTGATAGCATCAACATCAGTGCTATTATTCCACCCATAGGATCTCAGCATAACAACTGGTTTGCCTTTCATAAGAGCATAGTTCTCGATGAAGTTATCAAAATAATATACGTCGTAAGATGTGTTCATTTTAGTACGAGTTTCCAAGCAATTGTTTTACGCAGACCTAGAAATAATCTAGATGTTCCTTCTGCTCTATGAGGAATATTTCCTGAGAATAGGATTGCTGAGTTAGGAACAAACTCAGAGTAATGATATGTATCACCTGTTTTAAATACTGTCTTACCTTCCCACTCTTGATCCCAACTATCGTTAGCATAAAGAAGAAATGTTCTGCCTTGATCATTGTGCCAATCCTGGTGAAAATTACCAGAAGTGCCAAATGTATGACCATTACAGTAAACAGCAGTTAGTTCATACTTTTGATTAGTCTTTTCCTCAATGATATTTAGAAGATATTCAGTGAAGAAGAAGTCATCACCTAGATGCATCATCCAGAATGGTATCTTTCTCTCTGGATGTCCTGATGGATATGATCCATGACCATACTCCCATTTTGGTTGATTTAATTTTTCAAGTATCAATGCAAAATCTCTACGTGAGAAGAAATTATCATATCTTACAACATCATTCATTTTTGCAACCAGCATAAAAATACATCTCTACGTCCTGAAATAACTCTATTCACTCTATGAATATAATTACCAGGATATATTACTGCTTTACCCCTCTGTAACTTAACATGCGTAGTATCATCAATAACTAATTCTCCCCCTTTATACCCATCATTAAGAAAACATGTCATACTATAATCCGATTTAACACCACCACACATAGCAGCATCATAGTGGTCTCCATACATCCCACCAATACTGTACTTAGTAAAATATATCTGAGATATTGCTGATATCTTAACAGGAAGATCTACTTGTGATATTATATCACGACAATAATTATTTAAATCAACATGTCCTGGTCCATCAAATACAGTTTGACACCGTTTATCTTCTCTGGGATTGCTAATTCTTCCGTCTTTAAATGTTAAGTGATTAAAATATAGATTAATGTATTCAAGTTGTTCATCATTTAATAAATCAGTTTCGTATATCATCCTTCCAATTCAGAATCATTAACATAATATCGATCCCAATCTTCAGGAATCTTATCTGGAACACCAAGAAGTTCCATCATTTTTTTCATATTATCGTTAATTTTTCTATTTACCAATTTGTGTTTACCTGCAAGTAAATACATTTGATCTTCTCTGCTCTTCATAAAATCAGATGATGCTTCAGAATCATGCTTAACCCATTGGTTAGCATCATTTACATCCATAAATGCAGGTGCATCAGTTACACCATCTTCCAACTTGCCATTTGGATATATTTTTAAGTAATAATTTGGATCTCTAGGCCACTTCAATTCATAGGTATATTTAAAGTATGCTAAACCAGATCCACCAAATCTTTCATCATTTGGTTTTACCATACTTTCTTTGCGAACCCATCTTCTCCAAGCAATCCACCTATCTCTTTCGCCTTCATATTCTTCTTCGATATCAGGAAGAACTCTCCAATCAGACAAGTTTAACATTTCAGTTTTTTGTCTTTTAATCTTGTACCACCTCTGCTCATAGAAAACAACTTCTTTGTCAACATCTCCAATAACTTTTTCAACTTCAAGATTTCGGATTTCAACACCAACCTCAAAAAACGTTATACATAGATCACAAAATTCTTGTGCCTGCGCTGAAGTAGCACCAGTGAAAGAATATGTTTTGTAATATGAAGTTTCTGTTTTAAAGTCGTATTGACGTTTCTGTCTTTGACAGAAATAAGTTCCATCATCAAAATACTGAAAGAAATCAATTCTGTCGTTGTCATTGTGCCAGAAATCATCAACAGATTCTGTTAAAAATTTCTCTAATAAATCAGCATCTAACGCTGTTTTTTTACTATTACGATTACGATAATCGGTAGCAACAACGTCAATTTCGACATTAGGAGTTACAAATTTGTTGATAAAATCAACTTCGATAACAATCTTTCTTAGTTCCATGGGTTGTTAAGTGCTCTTGATGTACCATCCTGTTATAATGTATTTATCTTCAGTCAACACAGTATTGCCTTTATGTGAATGTGTAAACCCAGATGGCCAAATAACGACAGTTCCTGCAGTAGGTTTGATTCTTCTTCTCTGATACAAAAATTCAGTTTCTGCTTCACCATCAGGCATATCATTAAGATAAATCATCCATACTAATTCTCTTGGAGCATGTGCTAGGTCAGCATTTTCATGATGCCACAAATGATATCCACCTCCTGGAGGTGTTTTTTGAAACTTAATGTCAGTAGATACTAATCCAGTATGCTTTAGTGATTGATACTTATGAATATAATGTTTCACACAACTCTTCAATACAGAATTTGTCTTAGTAGATAAATCTCTATTAGAAAAATTCAACAAAAATGCATAATCTTTCCTATTTAAATCTCCACCATATTGCTGTGAAGAATTGAATGCTATCTCTGCATTTGGACTGTACTCTGTTGTTGCTGATGGGACTTCAATACAAGCAGTATCATAGACTGAATTTGCATATTCGATCAATTCTTCACACAATGGTCGTGGCATAAAATTTGGCCAGACACCAATAAAATCATCAAAGTCAGATTTGGTAATTCTATTGTCGAGCATTAATTCAAGAGGTCTATAATCTGGAACACTCGATTTTTGATTCATAATTAATACGCCTTGATGATATATTTAGTCTTGTGAAATGGGTTGATAATTGGGACTTGCCTCTGTGGTTGCATCTCAACATCAGGAGTTGGTCTCTTAAAACTACTAGAATATGTAAACGTCCCGTTTGTTAGATCACTAAAGACCTGACCCTGAGTGAACACTACCTGAAGTTTATCGGCAGCACCACCAGATCCATTAGCAGCAACTGCAGCTACCTCAACTATTCTATTAGCACCAATAGCATTCCAGAATGTAGTAGAAAGTTCATCTCCCACAGTATAACCAGAACCAGCACTTAGAATCTGATCAACACGTATTCTAGTATCGTTTGCAGAACCACCTCCAGGAGAAGGCCATGCTTGATACGTAATTCTCATACGCATACCACTTCCAGAACCACCAACCATATCTTCATCTCTGGTTTCTTCATCAGTTGGATTATTCCATGTAGTCTCACCAGCTTGTCTATAAGACCACTCACCAACACCTGCTGAGAAGAATTGTCCACCACCGTCGCCGCTGACGCCGCCACCAGATGGAGATTTTCCACCGGCAACAACGTATCTATTAGACCACCATAGATTAAAGGTTAATAATGCCCCATCAACACCACCACCTAGACCAGATCCATATGGTGTCTGGTTGCTACCTTCACCATCAAAATTACCACCAGTAAAATCAGCATTTGGATTACCAACGGCATTTTCTGTAATTAAATGTGTATGAGTACGTGTTTGTGTTCCAGGAGCAGTATTTAAATACTGGTCGATCGCAAAAGTAGATGGTTGTGTATCAAATACACCACTCCAATATCTATTAGTATCACCATTAGGAGCAGTAGGGTTGGTTGTACGCCCACTACTGGGTCCACGATATTGAAGATTTGCAGATGCTAAAGCACTAAAAGGAGAGATCCACCATGTTTGAAATTGGATTGAATACTCAAGGTCATCACTCTCAGGACCAAATGCCGTCGAAGATCCATCAATAGTAGAGTTATATGGAAAATTAGTAGGGAATTGTTCAACCCAATCATCAAAATCAAAATCAGAACCATAATATCTTGTCAATTCTAACTGAAAATTAGCACCAAGAGTACTGCCAAAAAAGTTTTTCCATGCATCTCGAATTGCCTCTGTATTTTCCGCTGAACTTGCGTTTTCAGGTGCTCTAGCATCAAATTCATCTGGGTTTGGTGAACCATATCGTGAACCTGCCATCATAGATCTACCTAATGGTTGATTCCATGGAATACTAGCTTCGCCCTCATTACCTTCTGTAACTGCAGAAATATAGGCATGATTATGTGTAGGAGCGGCAACAGTAATAGAAGACAGACCTCCAACTTGTGCTGTAACAAAACTATTAGGATTAATTTCAAAGATAACTTGATCAGTAAGTGTTTCCAATCCAGTTAGTCTAACTGTTCCAAGAGAGAAAAAATCACTATCTAAACTTCCTACAGCACCAGGAGGTCCTTGAACTTGATCCAAAGGATTTGATCCACGAGCACCAACCCTATTAAAATACCAATATCCACCTTCAGCACCAGGATCATTGATACCTTTTGAAGATCCTAGAGTAATTGGCACAAATGCCGAATTACCTCTGGTACTATCTACAATACCAATGCCACACAATTTTCTGTTTCTATAATCAGGAACGTTAAATTCATTAGTAGTCTCACCATACTCCCCAGCAAGAATAGTATACAATTCAAAGTAATCATTCTTATCTAATGAACGACCATCACATGGAACAAATCCAGGATATCTATCATTATTTCCACCATCTAAATCTCCATAAGTACCAACACCTTCTTTAAGAACAGGAAGAACTGTTCCAATTGGATACCCATCGAATTTTTTAGATTTTCTACTGTACCAAATAGCAGCATCAGTAGATGGGGGTGGAACTGTAGCATATGTTGTAACTTGCCAAACAAATTGATTTGGACTTCCTGTACCAAGTCTAATTGTTGTGGTTTCTGGTGTATTAAGTTGTAATGCTGCTTGTACTACAATATAAAACGAAGAATTTACAAGAGGATCAAATGTTCTTGGACCTGCTACAGGAGAATCAAAATCAATAGAAATCAATGCAGGATATCCAGCAATACTTTCAATTGTGATTGGTCTATTAATGCCAGTAACAGTAACTGGAGCACTAGAAACAAAAGACTCAGGAATTTGATTATTTCTGTTTGCTGGTGGACTCCAATCAGCATCAGTATCTGGTCCAAGACTAGTTCTTACCTGCCAGGGGGGAATCTGACGATCACCAACCTTAATTTGCATGGTTAAGGGAGTATTAAACGAAGGTGATGATTGTAGATAAAGAGTTAATTTATCACCATTTCCTGCTGTTGTGGGGAATACTCCAACAGAATCATTATTTTTCTTAATACGAACTTTGGTAGAATTAGTAGAAACTAATACTACTGGAACCTGAATACCATCTGTCAATCCCTGAATTCCAAGAGCGGATGCAGGTTGTTCGTCTGATGCCACAAGTGTATCTTCAATTGCATCATCTACATTAGTAAATGAGAATGAGTTGGGATTAGTTGAAGGATTTGAACCCGTTTCTACACTCCAAGTATCTCCATTGAGAGCATCTCCAATCGAAAGATTAGTTGTAACTGGAAATAAAGCATTATTTGAACTCAAAATTCTTAACTGTAAGTAATCACCATTATTCACAGTTCCATCATTACCGGTAAAAGTTGCTCCAGAAAGAACTTGAAATCCATCTGCGTTTGTTGAAGTATTACTTGTCGATGAAATTGCCCATTCACCATTGCCACTGGTATTAATACTAGCAGAAGAAATTAATCCCTGTAATCTAATGACCTCACTATAACAATATGTGTTTGTCGGTTGGTCTTCTAAATCTGTAAAATCTGGAAATGGTTCCGGTTCATTTGTTGGTTGTGATAGAGTTAAGATATCCCATCTTGCACTAGATGTACCAATAACAAGTGTCAATCTTGAAAACTGTGTCGTAAACTCAGAAGATTTTAACCTAACTCGAATTCTTGCACCATTTGTTACAGTTATAGCTCCACCACTTTGAATCCACCCCGTATCAAAACTTCCATTGCCATTATAATCAACACGCATCGCATAATTACCGATGCCTCCACCAAGATTAGATCCAAGTACTACAGCTGCTTGAGTGTCGGGTGTTAATCCACTTAAAGAAGTAGATGGTGTGCCATCCGGTGGACGAAATACTATATCCGTAGTATACATCGTATCAAGATCTGCATCAATGATATCATTAAACGGAAATGGATCGGGAGTAAAATCTTCCGGAATGGTCGTAATCAACCAAAACTGCGTTAAATCACCAATAGTAATAGTTACAGTATTGGTGGTGTTCCACTGATTAGGTGCAATAAACCTAAACTGTACGTAATCACCTTCTGATACGTAAAGTGGTTGATCGTTAGGTGCAAACGAATATGTCATTCCTTTTAGTTATGATCCCAGTTCTATTATTTATTGACCCTAGATTTGTCTAACGTCCTCCCAATCATCATTCTTGTTAATATCAACCTTAATTGGGTAATCTGCCTTAATTTCTACAGGAATGTCAATATCATTAATCTGATACATCTCGGATAAAATTTCTGTTTCTGGCGTATAGACAGGATCTTGATCTTTTAACTTATCATCAGTTTCATCGACAATAAAATTATCTGGTGTTTGATCTATATTGACTATTGTTCTCGCAGTGTCTTCAGCAGTTCCACCAGTTCCTGCAGCTACTATAACAAAATCAATTTGATATGGTCCAAAATTATTCCAAGGAACTGTAATTGGAACACCTGTACCATTTGCTCTAGTATCACTAACAGTTCCACTAGCACCACCATTAATTTCTGCACTAGTTGCAGCAGTTCTATTGATTGTTGTTCCTGTTACAACAGTTCCATTCAGATATGTATATGTTGGAGTTATCTGAATACTAGTATTTGCATATTGTGATTCATATTCAATAGTAAAGTTAACACTATAATCTATGACTCCCGGAGCAGTAATGCCAGCAGTTGGGTTTTGGTATACAGTGATCTCAATACAAGTTTCTGGAGAGACGCCACCAGGTCCACTAGCAACAGCGCAATATGTTGTGGTGTCATTAGGACACACAACAGCAGAACTATTAGCATTTGTATTTGAAATGCCCCCTTGTGTCCATGAAACACTGTTTCCATCACCACTTATGCTCCAAGAAAGAGTTGTACAATTGCCATTAATAATTGATGCTCCTTGACTAGATGTAATAGAAATAGTAGGAGGAATTAATACAGAAATAGTAATTTGTCTCGTGGTTGTTCCAGCGGGACCGTTTGCATTTAAAATATATGTTGTATCTGATGTAGGATTAACTACTGCAGAATCTACAAAATCATTAAAAGAAGGTGTAATATTCAATACTCCCGGTGTAATAGATAAAGTGTTGACATCACCAAATACAATCCAACTCAATGTGACAGAAGATCCTGAAATAACTTCAATATTTGAGGTATTTCCATCAGCATCTACTGCTGTAAAGTTAGCACTAGGGGGAAGATATACAATATGACCCTCAATATATCTCTCACCAGCAGCACTAAGACTCAATACAATTTCAATACCAGCAGTAGCACAACGTGCTAAGAAATAATCATATGATGCTCGAACTGTGGAGAGTCTCATTGAACCAGAAATATCAATCCAGATAGAAACAATCGTTCCATATGGCAGAGAACCAAAATTACAGATACTAAACCAATCAGATCTACTACCAACATTTCCTTCATCACGATTGACACGAATTGGTCCAAATGCATTTGGATCACCTGGGAAGTTAGTAGGTACGTCAATACCACTCTGTCCCGAACCTTGTGGATCCAAAAGATAAAATGTTCTATATGGAAATGCTGTTCTGAATCCTCTACGATTATTTACAGCGCCACCAATAACTGGCGGGTTCTGCTGCCACACATTATTTAAATCGCCTTGATTATTATAATAACTATTATTTGTTTCATCAATAACAGAAAGACATGTAATAAGTTTTGCTGCTTCGACCGCTGATAGGTTAGATTTTGCAATTAGAGGTGCTTCAGTTTGTAAAGACCTTGGTTTGATATAATACACTCCTGGTTTTGTTGGCATTGAATTGCCACCTACAGAATTTCCCTGAACTGCTGGTGCTGTACCAATTTGTCTTAGTTTAGTCCATTGTTGATTTGCATTTAAATCAACTAGTATAGGAAGATTTGATTTAACTTCTACCTGAATTTCAATATCATCAACATAATACATATCAGATAATACTTCTGTTTCTGGTGTATAGACAGGATCTTGATCTTTAAATAGATCACTAGTCTCATCAATGTCCATATTATCTGGTGTTTTGTCAATATTAATTAAAACTGTAAACTCTTCGCTCGTTGATCCACCATTACCAGTAGCAGTAATAACATAAGTTACACTAAGTGGTCCTCTATCATTATAAACAATATTTGTATTATAAACTCCACCATAAGAAGAATTTGATCCAAATTCAGCAGAAGATGCTACATTTAAATTTGTAATAGGATCAGTGGTATTAGCAACAAAATCATAATTGTAAGTAGCAGACAATGTTACTGATGTATTTGCATAATCTCCTTCATATTCAATTGTTGCTTGCTGACCGTAATCAATTACCGCAGGATAATCTACAATTAAAGTTGGAGGGTAGTATACAATTAATTCTATAGATGTTTGTGGAGAAACACCACCAAGACCAGTAACATATCCAGTATAAGTTGTAGTAACAGATGGACTAAGAGATACATTACTGTTTAAATTTGTATTCGTGATACCACCAGCAACCCAATATAAAGCATCACCATCTCCAGTGACACTCCAAGAAAGATTTGTACTTCCATTAAGAATAATAGATGGACTACTTAAAACGAGAATAAGTTCGGGTGGGATGTAGACTACAATAGATACCGTATCAGTATCGGTCAAACCACCATAACCAACAACAGTTAATGTATATGTTGTGTCATCACTAGGGAAAACATCGACAAAACTATCGGGAACAGTAACTGCATTAACACCATTATTAATACTACCAGTAAGAGAATTTGTAGATGTCCATGTTAATCTTGTGCTTTGCCCTGCAATAATAGGTGCGGGACTAATAGTAAAACTATCAATAGTTGGCGCACCTATATTCCATCTTACTCTAGCAGATCCATTACCAAAATTTTGTGATCCAGAGTTGTAATTAAAACTACAATAACTATTATCATAAGCAGATTGTCCACCACGACCACCAGCACCTCCTCTATTATTGTCAAGTCCAAAATTTCCTCCAGCGCCACCAGTAGCTCCACCTCCGCCGCCACCGCCGCCTCCGCCGTCAGTAGGGCACGCAGAACCGTTATTACCATTACTAATACTGTTTACATTTCCAGTGTTCATTCCTGTTCCCGTAGTGCCACCGGTAGCACTAACATTCCATGAAGCACCGCCACCGCCACCGCCGCCACCTACAATAGCAACCCAACCATTTTTAACGGAGTCGTAAATGCCGCTGGCACCTCCACCACCTCCACCACCACCGGAGCATCCAGAAGGACCAGAAGTGCCACCGTTTCCTCCACGAGCTACATTAGAACTTCCTCCTGTTCCGGCTCCACTACCAGCAACACATCCAAATCCAGCTGATCCTTGATTGCCCAATCTTAAAGTAAATGTCCTCGCAACATAATCAGCAAAATAGAATGTCGCCCTTCTTCCACCGCCACCAGGACCAGAAGCACCACCAGCATCAGTACCTCCATTTGTACCACTTGCAGCTGAGATATCTACACTAACATTAATGGCATAAGAAGGAATATTAACAGTAGTATCGTTAGAAAATGATTGATCATAATCAGTTATGCTAGTGTCTATCTGTATAACATTTATTGAAACACATTTAGCATCACTAACTCCACCAGGTCCAGAAGCATAAACACAATATTGCTGTGAGTTTGTAGGAGCAACCGATGCAGATCCGTTAATAACTCCACTTCCAGTTGTAGGAGCAGGTGTGCCAGAAACCCAAACTATATTATTTGCACTTCCAGTTGTAGTCCAGTTTAAATTAACAGTTTGTCCTGCTGATATTGTTGATGTACTTGAGGTTAATGTAATTACTGGTCTAGTATTAACCGTAATAGTTACACTTGCTGTACGTGTTCCAGTAGCAGTTGTTGCTAAAAATGTATAAGTTGTTGTAGATGTGGGACTTACTGTTACGCTGCCAGATGTGCCAGGATTAGTAACACCAGTCATTGTAGTATTACTAATAGTAGTATTTGCAGTAGCAGACCACGTAAGTATTACAGATTCAGGAACTCCACCAGAAATAATTGTATTATCAGCATCATCCGAAGTAAGAGTTACTACTGGAAAATCATCTTCGACTGTAATTGTTACACTTGCGGTAGATGTCCCATTGGCATTAGTTGCTGTATACGTATAAGTTGTTGTGGTTGTAGGGGCAGGAAAATATACGCCACTATTTCCCACACTAGGAAGAGGATTACTTACATTTCCATTGGCATTAGCAGTAAAGGTATTAGCAGTGATAGCATCGCCATTAGTAGGGATAGAAGCAGAGTATGTAAGCCTCAGACTTTGACCTTTATAAATGCTAGTAATATTATTTGGTGGAGTGCTATAATCAGTTGCAGTTAGACTTACTGTTGGTGGTGCAGGAGGTACATATCCAGTCCAATCCATTGCAACACCATATGGTCCACCATTATTAACATGTTCAATCCGTATAGTATGTTCACCAGCAGTAATTGTGTATGGTGTAGTTAAAGAAGTGTTAGTATTATAAGTGTTGAGTGAAAATTGAAGTACGTTATCAATGTATACATCAGCAGCATCATCTACAGCTGTATTAAATATTTGTTTTCCAGTATTATTAAAATTAATTTTCCATTCAATTGATCTAATAACAGTACTACCTTCAGGTTCATTACCACCTACGTTAGTATTAGTTAAAAAAGTAGTCCATAAGTTATTTGGATCAGACCCCTGACTTCCTACAATATTATCAAGTTGGGGAGATCTAGTGGTCCAATTACTATCTGATGTAACAATTTGATTATCATAAGAAATTGTAATAAAAGAAATACCAGAACTAGAAGTTTGTAGAGTAGAAGCACTACGATGATATGAAGGATTGTACAATCCAGCACCGCCAGCACCACCAAATCCGCTACCATCATTACCAGCGTTGTAGGCAAATCCAGGACCAAATGAACCCGAAGTGCCGCCAGGAAATCCCCCGCCAGCACCACCACCAGCTCCATTCCAAGCTCCACCAGATCCAGAATTCTGTCCAGCAGCGCCATTAGATCCGCCACTAGTGTTAATATTAGAAGATGTTAGTCCAGGAGCATCAGTATCACCACTATAACAAATACACGCTCCTCCTCCACCACCGCCAGCACCAGCTAATACAGTATTACCAATACGAATAGCAGAAGCACCGCCACCGCCGCCACCTCCACCAGCATTCCATCCACTACTACTACTATCCTGGGAATTATTATTACCACCACGTCCACCATTCCAATATCCACCACCACCATTAGCGCCAGAATCTCCAAAACATCTAGATCCATTGCCACCCATCGTTAAGGTGAGTGTTGAACCTACAACTCCAGTTAAAGTTCCAGATATTTTTTGTCCTCTAGCACCAGCAGCGCCACTAGTATTGACACGAGTGCTGGCAGGACCACCCTGACCACCTTTACCACCATGAATAATATATGTAACATTAGCAGCATCCGAAGGAATAGCATATGTAGTGCTAGAAGTAAACGTTTGAGTAGTTGTCATTTTAGATCTGCCTTACTTTTGTCCAATCATTATCTTGATTAATGTCAACTAATATAGGATAATCAGATTTAATCTCCACCGGAATATCTATATCATCGATTATATACATCTCGGATAAAATTTCTGTTTCTGGTGTATAGACAGGATCTTGATCTTTTAACTTTTCGTCAGTTTCATCGACAATAAAATTATCTGGTGTTTCATCAATAATAACAACAATAGGTTCTTCATCCACAAAAGAACCACCACTTCCTTCTCCACTTAATCTTACAATAATTGATCTAGGACCAAAATTATCCCATTGAGGAGAGTATGAAATAGTTCCATTTGCGGATGCATTAGTGCTACCAGTTTCTGCAGAACCCGCCGTTGTTAAAACAACAGTTTCTTTTAGTACAGATGTTCCATCATTAGGACCAGCGATATATCCAGAATTAAAAAATTCAAGTTTTAAACTTGTGTTAGCATATTTTGTTTTATATTTAACATTAAAAGAACCAGAACCATAATTAATTTGAGAAGGTACAGTGAATTCTTCAATAATTGGTGCCGAAATTACAACTATTGTTACTGATGCTTCTGGATTAAATGAAACTAAATCAGAATTTGATGTATTGTATCCTTCAGCTGTATATGTTGTTGTGACTGTAGGAGTAACAGTAGAATTACTTTCTAAATTACCGTTAGTAATATCGCCATTCGTTGGCCATCTAATAGCATCAGCATCACCATCTGTTCTCCAACTTAATATAGCATTTGGAGCTGTTGGTGTACATAGATATCTATTACTGGTGAGATAAACTTGAGGAAAAATAGTTTCAGTTAATTCGATTCTTGCTGCTATTCCATCATCACACCCACCATTAGTTCCACCTCCAGATCCTGCAGCACCAACAACTGCCGGTGCAAATGTTCCAAGAGTATAATCTGTTGTTGCTTCAAATGTTTCATAAGATATAGTACCATAAGCAACAGCAGCTCCTCCACCACCTCTGCCCGTAGCACCTGGTTTAAGACCCGTAGCTGTAACAGAAAAATCTCGAATATAACTATTACTACCATATGAGTCCCCCGAATCAATACTGGTTTGAAACCAAATATTAATCCCACTTGCCGTTTTATTGTTAGTTCCATTCAAACTATAGGGAGCTCCAGCAGTGCCACCACCAGCAGCTGTTGTTCCAGATGTAGTAATCGAGATGGTCCAACTATTATTTGCAAAAGGAGCAGTAAAAGACAGACTATAATATTTTCCAGATGCAGGTGTCAATACTTTTCCAACTGATTCTGCAGCTGGATTTTGATAATTTAGAGTAATATCAGCAGTGGAACCAGATGCACTAAAATTATGAACATTAGTCGTGTTGTTAAAAAAGTGAGTAGATGAAGAAGTATATGTATTAAATCCACTAGATCCATTTCCACCGTCTTTTTTAACAGTACCAATATATGCACCAATGCCACCAGTGGCCAGCGATCCACGATTTCCATTTGCAGAAGATACAGAAGTTCCAGCACCAGACCAAGCAAATCCTTCTGTAGCTACTCCTCCCTGTCCACCAGCATTTTTTGCAGTAACTCCTCCGCCAACACCTCCGGTTAAAGTAAATCCCAAAAAACTAGTTTCTCCGCCACTAGTTCCCGCTGTTGTAGTTAATGTAGTATTACCTTGAATATTTTCTCCTCCGCCACTAGCACCATACATCTTAAAAGATAAACTATAGATATAAGGATCTATAGTATAACCACTAGTAGAGGAAGTAGAAGTAATAGTAGATGTGCGTGGCATTTTTAAAATTTAATGATGTATTCTACAAGAATAAATGGAGTGACCAAATCATTTAGTGTTACTTGATCTGAAACATCTACATCAATTGTTGCGGCAACACTAGACATATCAATTTCTTGCTGAGGATGTGAATATGTAAAATTTGAATTATAACTGTTTGGAGTTGTAATGTTATGTTTATGCTTTGATACTGTCTCCCATTGTCTACTAAATCCAAACTGATGACCAGCTCCACTATTTGCTATTTTCTGTGCATAATCTTTACCACCAAAGAAAGATGTCGCATGATTATCACTATGATTTAAATACACAGTATTAGTAGTATTATGTGCATGTCCCTGGAAGTTATCGATATTCAATGTAGTTTCTGAAGTTTCGCGTTCTACATTATATCTTGGATTACCAAGCATATTAACAGTTCCACTTTGTGCAAGTTGCATATTTCCACTATATTGTGCTGTAATCGTATTTCCAAAATTAGATGTTACTTCAATTTGAGGACCAACTCTGTTCGTAACTACATTGGATGTACCTCCGGTATCAACAAAATCATTATTATACAAACCAGTTCCTCTACCACCAATAATAACTTTAGATCCTAAATCTGGTAATTGAAATTGCCCCAACTCATTGATACTAGGATCCGCTGCTCTAATATTAGCACCATCTCTAGCAAATCTAGTTTCTTCACCAACTCCTAAAATTTGTGCAAGATTATAATAATCCTTAGCATTTAAAATACTTCCATCACATCTAAGATATCCAGCAGGAATTTGTGCTTTAAATTGTGAAGATGTTGGACTATTACTGGATCCTAAACTAGGAGAAGAATGCACTAAAATTTGTCCTGTACACCCTCCATATCTTGCTCTCTCGTTTGTATAATTTGCCATTTTAGTATGCCCTGATGATGTATACGCAAGTTAATGTTGGTTGTGCTGTATTCATATTAATTTGTAAAGAACCAGCGTTGCTAGCATTATCAAGAGTAGCATTAGGAACGTTCAAAGAAGAATTCAATCTAGGTTGAGGTTTCAAACTATTTTGATCAAAAACGACCTGAAATGGGTCATGTACGTGTGCCTGTATAGCGTCATCCAAGAAATCAGATCCTTCATTACTCACAAACGTTCCATATGCACCCGCTGATAGTTGATCGGGATAATAATTTCTAAATCCATCAGGAATAGTAAAAACTTCACCAAAAAGACCATATGGAATCTCATCATCTTGTGAAAGAATAGGTCTACCGCTAGATGGTGTTGATGGTAATGGTTGCCATTCTCCCCATACTGCAAGCGGACTATCCGAAAGATTACCAGCTGACAAGTTAATTGGAGGATTTTCTGAGTTAATTCTACCAACCATCCTTCCAGGACTGCCTCCACCAAAACCACTATACCCTTCTGAAACAACTTCAGCTAAAGAACCGTTATCAACCAATTCCGTATCTTCTCTATACCATTCCAAACCAATTCTAACGGTATCAACACTATCACCAAAAAGGTCGAGAATATCACTAGTCTCATCATATGCTGCATAATTAACGGTCATTGTTATATTATCATATGGTATAACACCTAGACCGGGACGTTGTGATGTAGGACTTCCAATAGTTTCATATGTTCCGGGGTGTTGATGATTTCTGATATGTTGATGTCCTAGTTTTCGTCCACCAATAAAAATTGATCTTTCTCCCTGTCCAGGAACTGCTTCATTTCCACTAATTGCTCCAACGTAATCATTTCTATCATTAAGTGTAAAAACAACATCTGTAGTTACATCGTTAAAAACAGTATTAATACCATTATCTGTATTTTCGCCAATAAATGGTTCAATTAATGGTCTAGCACCAGTATCAGTATCAATAACATTTCCCGTTCCGCCAGCACCAGCTGGTGCAAAATATGATCCTTCGATATCAACTAAAGCTCTTCCACCAAGAAGATCAGGAAGTTTAAATTCTCCACTATAATTTGGAAATCCCCCTCCCAAATTTGAAGTTCCCTCATTGTAAGTATCACCAATTGCTTGTACAAGCAAAGGATAATCTCTTGCGTCTGGTTGACTTCCATCGCAAATAATCCACCCATCCGGAATTCCGGATAGAGGACCACTCCAAGGGATGATGCTGCCTATAACGGCAGCTTTCATCTGTCTAACTGATTGATAGAAACTCATCTCTTATACGTCCATTAGATACCAACCCTTAAGGGAAGTTGGAGCACCTGGTCCACCAGCAGCTGATGTAGTTCCCGCATAAACTAATCCAAACGAAGCACGAGGTGTCTGAACAACCAATTCGCCTGCATTATAATTAGCAAGTTCACTAGGCGAAATTCCAGTTAACATTGCGGTGCCAGTATTAGAGGTTTCTCCCTGAATACCGTTGCCGTTATCTGCTCTAACAACCATTGATATGTTATAAGTTAATGCCCCACCTATATCTATAATACGAACCATATCGCCCATCAAAGGATTGGGTGGAAGTTTAACAAGTGTATTTCCAGTGCAATTAATAAAGTAATTGACATTTGCATCACACTCAACTACACTGCTAGCAGTATAAACCCACTTACGACCACCAGTTTGTGAGAAGTAATCACTAATACCAGCAACAGTGACAGCACCATCATTTGCAACATCAAAAATTGTAGTTCCATTGGAGTTAACTGTTAGATCACCACCATTAACTGTTAGATCACCACCAACTATAACAGGACCACCAAATGTAGATGTTCCAGTTCCTAGAGCAGATAGAGAACCATAGGTAGTGAAGTCTCCAGAAGAGTTATTAAATATCAGTCTTGGTTCAGATAGATCTGCAACACCTGTAATATCAGTGCCATAGAACTCCAGATCTCCTGTACTATAGATGCTTCCCGTTGCTGTATCAACTTGGAAAGTAACAGCTTCAACAACACCATCTCTACCACCATTTGAAAGAGTTAAGAACTCTGTATTACCTTGAGGAGTCAACTTAAATAGTTGACTATCTCCATATGGAAGGGGACCGCCAAGCTCGCCGGGTTCAATATAATTAGGATTACCCTTGATTGCAGCAAAAGTAGATCCTCTAAGTGTGATCGTATTATTTGTGGTTAAAGATCCTTGGGTAATAGTATTACCAGTACTAGAATCAACAGTGAACTTATTAAATCCAACTCCAGCAAAAATATCACCGAAGATGTAAGTATCACCAGTTGTAGATTCAACTTTAAATACATCAGCAGCAGGATTGCCACCATCATTAACAATCAAAGATTGTGGTGATGTAGAGATCAATTCAACAATCGATACAAATTCCGAACTTGATAATCTGATATAATCAAGTAGAGAAATTGTTCCACCAAATTCAGCAACACCAATATTAACATCACCAGTAGCAGCGCCAATACCAGTTAGTGGATCATCTAGTTCGCCATTATCATCAAGATCAGAACCTGTAATATAAGAAGCATTTCCTTGCTTAGTAAACTTAGCAATAACACAACCGTCTGGGTGGTCTGTATATGTTCCAGTACCTTCAGCACCTCTACTAACAATTAATCGATATCCGTTAGGATCAGATGGATTAGCAATGTTTGCAATACCAATAATACGAAGAATTTCACTTTTTGCTTCGTCTCTCAATCCAGTAATGACATTAGCACCAGTACCGATTGAATCAGGAGATGCCGTATTTGCTCTATCAAGGAAGAGAAGATCACCAACTTGGAAATCTCCAACAACAGGTTGAGAAATTGGCAAATAATAACTCGTGCCAGCAGAATTGGTTCCATTAACTTGGAAGGTAAGGTCTCCACCACCACCGCCACCTAATTGAGCATCGGTAATAGTTAGAATTTCATTATCAGCATATCCTTCACCAGGACTCTCAATACTAAGATCAATAGTATAGTCAAATCTGACAATAATTGTAAATGTAGAACCAGATCCAGCACCAGAACTAGTTGCAGAAAGGAAAGAATATGTTCCAGGTGTTCTGTTATTAGCACCATTGTTAGTAATCGTATCAACAGAAGCAATCTGACCGCCAGCAACCAAGAATGATGTTGAACCCCATTGAGATACACCAGCGGTATCGATAACTTTTCCAGTTGTCTCATACTTATAGAAGTCAATGTTTGGATTTTCGACACCACCAATTAAGTGCGGAACTATGGTAGTTCCAAACTTACCTCTACCAACTTTAATAATACCAGCATTTAGACCACCGTCTAGTCTGATGTTACCCTCAACAATTGTAGAAGCAAGAACGTTCAGGGTGTTTCTGATGAATGTAGTACCACCAGTAGAACCTAATGTAAACGTAGTTGCGTTCGTTGCAAGGTTGACAGTGTTAGTCTGATCTCCATCGAAGAGATTAACAACTCTTGTTTGAGCGTATAGTCTAGATTCGCTAGTTCCTGCACCCCATCCAGTACCAATCTCAAGGTTTCCAGCAACACCAGTGTAGAATGTGCCAATCTTAGTATAAGATGTAGCATCTGCTTGAGTTGCCCATGCACCACCAAGTGTAATCTTACACTCAGATGTAGCATTGTTGCTTACAGTAGCAATATCAACAGTTGCATCATCAGTATTCCTGTGAATTTTAAGAGTACCAGTTTGAGTTGCCTCGCCAACTAGAATTGTCTGTCTAGTGGTAGAGTTACCAATTGCAATGCTTTGAT